ACCGGTGGTTGTAGAAAAATTCGGTGGAGCGGTAGTTCAGTCGGTTAGAATACCTGCCTGTCACGCAGGGGGTCGCGGGTTCGAGTCCCGTCCGTTCCGCCACTTATTAAGCCCTGAGTCTCTGACTCGGGGCTTTTTTTTCGTTTATAACCCTGAGCTATCAGGTTTACAGCGACTTTGGAACGGCATGAGCGGGGATCCGCTCGCTCAGAAAATCTATGAATGCCCGGATTCGCGTACTGACTGCACGATCGCTGTAATAAACAGCATTAAAAGGCATCGACACAGGCAAACGAATGTCTGCTAATACCTCCACTAACTCTCCCTTTTCAAGCTCCTTGTTGATCATATAATCCGACAGGCAAGCGATTCCATTACCCATCAGACAAAGTTGCTTCAACGTCTCACCGCTATTGGAAGTTAACTCCGCTGTCACTTCGTAAAGTTGTCCGTCCGATTGCGCGACAGGCCAGATATTTAACGAAGCCGGCTCGGTAAAGCCGAGGCAAACATGATTAGCTAAATCATCAACCGATCGAGGAGCGCCATATTTTTCAAGATACTCCGGTGCTGCAATCATCTTGCGATAACTGTGACCTGCCCCCAGGATTAGATACAACCTTCAGTTAGTAATGTCGGTTGGTTTTTCTTCATATTTCCTGTTTCGCCAGTCCGTTGCGAATTCAGCTGGTGTCTGGTAATCCAGCGATGAATGGGGACGGCACTCGTTATAATCCTGCCGCCAGTCATTAATCGTTTTCCGGGCATGAAGAATATCACTGAACCAGTGTTCATTCAGACACTCATCGCGAAAGCGTCCGTTAAAACTCTCAATAAATCCGTTCTGCGTTGGCTTACCTGGCTGGACAAGACGTAGTTCCACACCATGCTCAAAGGCCCATTGATCGAGCGCGCGGCAGGTAAATTCCGGGCCTTGATCGGTTCTTATTGTCGCCGGATAGCCCCTAAACAGCGCGATGCTGTCCAGAATACGCGTGACCTGAACGCCTGAAATACCGAAAGCAGTGGTGATCGTCAGACACTCCTTCGTGAAATCATCCACACAGGTCAGGCACTTGATCCTCCGGCCGTTGGCCAGTGCGTCCATAACGAAATCCATCGACCATGTCAGGTTCGGCGCATCCGGGCGCAGAAGCGGAAACCGTTCGGTTGCCAGCCCTTTACGGCGTCGTCTGCGTTTTACGCTCAGTCCATTAAGGTGGTAAATACGGTATACCCGCTTGTGATTGACGCGAAGGCCCTCCCGACGCAGCAGCTGCCAGATGCGGCGGTAGCCAAAACGCCTGCGCTCCAGTGCCAGCTCAGTGATGCGCCCTGATAAAAGCGCATCAGCTGCCGGACGCTGAGCCTCATAGCGGCAGGTCGACAGAGACAAACCTGTAAGCCTGCAGGCACGACGTTGCGACAGACCGGTCGCATCACACATAAACTCAACAGCTTCCCGCTTCTGGCCTGTCGTCAGTACTTTCGCCCCAGAGCCACCTGAAGTGCCTCCTTATCCAGCATGGCTTCGGCAAGTAGCTTCTTGAGGCGGGCGTTCTCCTCTTCAAGAGATTTAAGCCGCTTAACCTCGGGCACCTCCATACCGCCATACTTCTTGCGCCAGGTGTAAAAGGTGGCATCTGAAATGGCGTGCTTACGGCAGAGCTCGCGGGCAGAAACTCCGGCTTCCGCTTCGCGGAGAATACTGATGATCTGTTCGTCGGAAAAACGCTTCTTCATGGGGATGTCCTCATGTGGCTTATGAAGACATTACTAACATCGCGGTGTATTAATCAACGGGGAGCAGGTCAAAGCGTGTTAATGTGACTTAAGCGGCAATAACTGGTTTCAGTCAGGCTATAAAATGTACTTGGTTTTTTCAACATCTAAAGTACGATATACAGTCTTATTCATTTATGTAGTAGTCACATATTATGCCGTCATTTGTCTACCGACTTTAGGCGGCTTATTTTTTGTCTCGCTTAATAAAGCCTAAACCTGCTGCGAGTTGGTTACTATGAAAGAAGCGAAATACAAAATTTTACTTATTGAAGAAAGGAAATGTGCTTTATTAATTTATGGGGAATGGATGGAAGATGGCCATAAGCGCCGTGGCCTTATTTGTAGGGTATATTGTTTAGGTGGCCTTTATGTCAGATGTGACCCCCGAACCGGCGCACCACTGGATACGAATTCTTCCCTCGAAGAGCTAAAAAAAAAGCTGACAGGTCATGCTTAGGCACTCTTGCTTGCTGATTGCAAGCTATAAGTAAATTGCAGCAAAAGCTGTATATCCTCTGGAGTTGACATGAAAAATTCTGCTCCGCCCTCCAGGAAAGAGCCACCCGGCAATCCAGACAAGTGGTTCGATCTGGACAGTAAGAAGAAACCCAGGCAGAACACGCGCTAGCAGTTTGGGTTTTCTGGCGTCACAGTTTGGCCTCGCAATTGCGGGGCTTTTTGATTTTACCTGATTCACTCTTCGTTCATTGCTGGAAAGAGGGCGGCCTCAGTAAGATGCTTTTTTGTAAATTAATAGCGCCATAACTATTATGAATAATACTTTTTCTGTCAATTGCAAAAGGAGAACAGAAGATGATTGACGGAAAAGAGGAGACACTTCTCTCCGGAAGAAAATGCTACTCAGTTACAGGCAGAGACGAGGTGCTCAGAGCATTTGTTGACGAGCTCCGCACCAGCAATCAGTTTGAAGATTCTGATTTACGCGTGATAGGAGGGGTTGATGCAACGGGTCGAATGAAAATCATTTTAGCTGGACACTTTGTGGATGAGGTTTCGTTTCAGGATTTTAAAAAGAAATTTATTAATCCTTATAAGCTCAAACAAGAAGATTAATATTTTTTAAAATTATTATCAGGATTCATTTTTACTACGCACTATCCATAAATAAGCCACTCGCACCTGCTGGTGGCTTTTTTATGCGCCTCGTACGCGCACATCAAAGAGAGTCTTTCAGTCGTGAGCCTGGGGAAACCGTTTCTCTCTGGCGGCTTTCCCGTGCGACAGGCTCACACCTAAAAGGAAACGACAAATGAGCAATACTTTCCGTATGACGAAAATCGTCCTCAGCGTTCCGGCATTAGGCATGCCGTCTCATAGTAACGATGGTTCAACATCTATGTCAGGCGAGCACATCACTGCACATGTAATTGCCGTTAAAGGGAATGAAAGGTTGCTTGTTGGTCGTCGCGACTTCGCAGGAATGACGACAAGTGGTTATGACCATTCGCTCACAGTTATCAAGCCAGAGGGTTACCAGCTGGTGGTAGAAACGGTGGACCGTTACGGTATCCGAAATGGCACCAGCCGAGTACGCCTGAAGTCAGAAGAGGTAATTGCATCAGGTGATGGCTGGCACCTCAATAAATCAGGAGAGGCGCATATTGTTGGTGAGCCTGATTCATTACAGGTCGACGCTGAACGGGTAAGCCAGAACTTTATCAACGATGCTTATATTCAGGGCTGCGCCATTTACAACGTCAAAATAGGCACCGTAATCGTGTCCGGGCAACTCGCAGGCAAGTCAGACGACCGCCTGATGAAAGTAGCTGATGAGCACGATCCTGTATCGCTAAAGACCACTGCATACAAGTTTCATGGCGAGCCTCTTCCTTTTGGCGGCTTCCCAGGCCCTAACGTAATTTCTGCTAAGCATGCTGTTGGCACAAGTGATACCAAATACTGTCTATCTGATGATATGCGCCAAGCCGTTATTGATGCCGTGTGTAACAGTGAAGTGTTCCAGTCGCTGGTGGAAAAAGTGAATGCGCTATCTGCTGAACGGGAATCAGATGCAGTCAGGCTTCAGCGGGGTATCGATCAGGCTCTGTCTGATACCATCCGCAACGCGCTGAAGCCGGGCGGTTTACTGCATTTTCGGAAGTAGTTTTATGGCTTCTAATTCACCCTGGCACCACCTCTATAACACGAAGCGCTGGTACCGGCTCCGCTATCACCAGCTTCAGAAACAACCTCTCTGTGAGTTCCACCTCAGACGCAATCAGGTGATAGCCGCAACTGTCGTTGACCACGTCACCCCGCATAAGGGAGACGAGGCACTCTTTCATGACCCGGATAACCTTCAGTCCCTGTGCAAGCGCTGTCACGACTCGGTTAAGCAACGCATGGAGAAGGGCGGAACGGTCACCGAATTCGACAACGAAGGCCGGGTGATCTGGTAGCCGAAATCAAACAGGCGCTGGCAGGGTGGGGGGGAGGGGTAAAACTCTGGCGGCAAAATCTTAAAGACCGCGCTCCCCCGTTTCATTTTAAAAACGTCCAGAAAAAAAGGAAAAATGATGGCTCAGCGAGGCAGAAAATCACTGGCCGCGACGTCGGCTGTCTCGCTTCCAGTTCTGGCTGAAAGCAGGCTGCAGCCGTCGCTGCACCTCTCCGACCCGGAGATCAATGTCTGGATAAGGCTGGTGAACGACAACCCGGCCAGCTCATTTACCGAAACGCACCGCGACATGCTGGAGATGTACTGCCGTCATGTGGTGCAGGCACGGCTGCTCACCACCCAGATCGAGGATTTTGAGCTGGAGTGGCTGGCCCGTGATGATGGTCTGAAGCGCTACGACAAGTTACTGACGATGCGGGAACGCGAAGTGCGCTCGGCGTCTTCTCTGGCAACACGTCTGCGGATCACCCGCCAGGCTACCGCCGACCCGAAAACAGTGGGGCGGGCGCATAACAACCTGGCGCGGGAGAAGAAGCCCTGGGAAATTGATTAAGGCTGATTAACTGATGGTTAAAAAGACCCTTACGCGGGCTGAACGAAACATTCGTTGGTGTGAGCAGAATATCCTGATCCCTGAAGGCAAGTTCGTCGGGCAGCGGCTGAAGATGGCCCCGTTCATGAAGGACGATTTCAGGGCTATCTTTGACAACAAGCACGGCACCCGACGCGCGATTATCAGCAGGGGGCGAAAAAATGCCAAGACGGTGGAAACCGCCATGCTGATGCTGCTTTACCTGGTCGGGCCGGAAGCGGCACCTAACTCCCAGCTTTATTCAGCAGCACGGTCACGCGATCAGGCTGCAATCCTGTTTAACCTGGCTTCAAAGATGTGCCGGATGAATCCTGTACTGATGCAGTACGTCGCGATTAAGGACTCAGCCAAAGAAATTCATTGCCCTGAGCTGGGATCCTATTACCGCGCACTGAGTGCGGAAGCCACAACAGCCTACGGTTTCTCGCCGCGATTTGTCGCCCACGATGAGCTGGGTCAGGTACGGGGGCCGCGCGATGCGCTTTATGAGGCACTGGAAACGGCAACCGCGGCTCAGGAAAACCCGATCTCTGTGATTATCAGTACACAGGCACCCGATGCCAGCGATCTGCTGAGCCTTTTAATTGACGACGGGCTGACCGGTGCTGACCCACGCACAGTGGTCAGGCTGCAGACCGCACCGGAAGATATTGATCCTTTCTCTGTTGAAGCCATCCGGCTGGCAAACCCGGCTTTCGATGTGTTCATGAATCAGAAAGAAGTGCTGGACATGGCCGCCAGCGCGAAGCGGTTGCCGTCGCGCCAGGCCGAGTTTGAGAACCTTGTGCTTAACCGCCGGGTGGAGGCAAAAAGCCCGTTCGTCAGCCAGACCGTATGGCACATGAACAAAGAGGAGCCCGGCGAACTGGCGGGCGCTACCGTCTGGGGCGGGCTTGATCTCTCCAGCGTTTCCGACCTGACGGCGCTGGTGCTGAATACGACACAGGGCGATGTGCACTGTAAGTTCTGGCTGCCTGAGGAAGGGCTTGCGGACAAGGCGCGTAACGATCGCGTGCCTTATGACATCTGGGCGAAACAGGGCTGGCTGAACACCACGCCTGGTAAGGCAATTGAATATGCCTACATCGCTAAGGTTCTCCGGGAAATTTTCGACATATGCAACGTCAGAGCCCTGGCGTTTGACCGATATAACATGCGCTTCCTGCGCCCGCATCTGGTTGACGTTGGTTTTTCCGAAGCGGAGCTTGAGCGCTTTGTAGAGTTCGGGCAGGGCTTTGTTTCCATGTCGCCTGCGCTGAGAGAGCTGGAAGCGAAGCTGCTCGGCGCGCAACTGAAACATGGTAATCATCCCATCCTCGAAATGTGCGCCAAAAACGCCACCGTTATTACTGACCCCGCCGGAAACCGGAAGTTTGTGAAGGGCAAATCCAGCGGGCGTATTGATGGCATGGTCGCGCTGGCAATGTCCATCGGCGCACAGACGAGTGATGAGGTGGAAGACCAGGGCGACGTTAACGATTTTATCTACAACTTCCTGAGCATCTAGCATGGCAGATACCGACTACAGCATTGACCTGCGGACACGCTCGCCATTCTGGGCGCGCATGGCCTCTATCCTGACCGGCGGGCGACTCGTTTCGCCGGATAAGGGCTCGCAGATGGCGGGCACATCAGCACACGGAACCGTCGGCGAATCGGTGGTGACCGATGAACGGAATATGCAGATCAGCACCGTCTGGGCCTGTATCCGGCTTATCTCCACGGTGACCGCCAGCCTTCCGCTGGATGTTTATGAAACCGTGGATGATAAGCGTAGCAAGGCTGGCAACGATAATCCGTTAGCCAGACTTCTGCGCTTTCGGCCCAACAACTTTATGACTGCGCTTGAGTTTCGCGAGGCCATGACCATGCAGCTTTGCGCCTACGGCAATGCTTACGCGCATGTAGAGCGCAACGGCGTCGGCGATGTGATCAGCATGCTTCCGCTGATGAGTGCCAATATGGATGTCCGGCTCAGCGACAACGGTAAGAATGTTATCTACCGTTACCGGCGTGACAGCGAATATGTCGATTTCAGGCCAAAGGAAATATTCCATCTCAAAGGTTTTGGCTTTAACGGGCTGGTCGGGTTGTCGCCGCTGGCGTTCAGCGCCAAATCCGCAGGCGTGGCGATCGCGATGGAGGACAACCAGCGGGAGTTTTTCGCCAACGGCGCGAAGTCACCGCAAATCCTGATGACTGACGGCAAGGTGCTGACTAAAGAGCAGCGCGGGCAACTGGAGGAAAACTTTAAAGAGATTGCCGGTGGCCCGGTCAGGAAACGCCTCTGGATCCTCGAAAGCGGATTTACCACACAGCCTATCGGTATCTCACCGCAGGACGCGCAGATGCTTGAAGCGCGTAAATTCCAGGTCGCCGAACTGGCGCGCTTTTACGGGGTACCGCCGCATCTGGTGGGGGACGTTGAAAAAACCACATCATGGGGCAGTGGCATCGAGCAGCAGAATCTCGGTTTTCTGCAGTACACCCTGAAACCTTATCTCGATCGCTGGGAATACAGCATTGAGCGCTGGCTTGTTAAGGAGAGCGATCAGGGCAGGCTGCACGCTGAGCATAATCTCGACGGCCTGTTACGTGGTGATTCTGCCAGCCGTGCCGCATTCATGCAGATCATGGTCAATACCGGTATTCGTACTGTTAACGAAGTGCGCAGGCTCGATAACCTTCCGCCGCTGCCTGGTGGTGACGTCGCGACACGACAATCGCAGAACATACCAATCACCGATCTCGGAACAAACACAAGGCCCCTCACTGGAGGGGCTTAATTTTTATGGGGGCTTCAATGCCTGATATTCACAAGACGCTGGCATTCGATCAGACCGAAATCAAGTTTACCGGCGACGGCAGCAAAGGCACGTTTGAAGGGTATGCCTCGGTGTTCAATAACACCGACGCTGATGGCGACATTATTTTGCCCGGCGCTTTCGCGGGTGTGGTGACTAACCAGAGCCGCAAGGTGGCAATGTTCTTTAACCACCAGACGCGAGCCATTCCGGTCGGCAAGTGGGATGCCATGCACGAAGACGAGAAGGGGCTTTTTGTTCGGGGGCAACTCACTCCCGGGCTAAGCCTGGCCGAGGACCTAAAGGCCGCCATGAAGCACGGCACTGTCGAAGGCATGTCGGTGGGATTTTCCGTCGGCCCCGATGATTACACCGTCGGCACGTCCGGCCTCATCTTCAAAAACATTTCTTACCTGCGGGAAATCAGTGTCTGCACTTTCCCGGCCAACGAGCTGGCGGGCGTAACCGCCATGAAGAGTATCGACGGCATTAAAACCATTCGTGACGCAGAAGCCTGGCTGAGGGATTCAGTCGGGCTTTCACGCTCTGAAGCACAGGCGTTTATCGCCCGTGTTAAGTCCGCAGGCCGAAGCGAGTTCGGCAGCGGCGACATTGACGCGCTGGCACAGCGCATTACCTCATTTGCCGCTAACCTGCGGACGCCTTAACGGAGTAATACATGTCTGAATTATCTGTACTGGAAAAAGCGATCGAGAACTCCCAGAAAGAAGTTAAGGAGCTTATCGAAGAACAGCGTAAATCCATCAACCAGAACGGTGAAATCAACAAGCAGCTTCAGACCGATCTGGCAAAAGCCCAGGATGAACTGAAGACCACCGGCACCCGGCTGTTCGATCTTGAACAGAAGCTGGCTGGCAACTCACCCGAGCAGACTGCACAGAAGTCCTTTGCAGAGCGCGTGTCCGAAGACCTGATGAAAGGCTGGGACGGCTCCCGCACTAAAGCGAAAGTCACCAGCTTTGATAAAGCGATCGGGTCTGGCGCCAACTCCGCCGGCGCACTGGTTCTGCCTCAGCAGCAGCCGGGCATCCTGATGCCGGGTCTGCGCCGTCTGACTGTGCGTGACCTGCTGGCGCAGGGGCGTATCACCAGTAACGCGCTGGAATACGTGCGTGAGAATGTGTTCACCAACGCCGCCGCGCCGGTTGCTGAAGGCACGCTGAAACCAGAGAGTAACATCACGTTCACCAAAGAAACGGCGAACGTGAAGACCATCGCTCACTGGATCCAGGCATCGCGGCAAATCATGGATGATGCCCCGGCGCTGCAGTCCTACATCAACTCCCGCATGATGTACGGTCTGGCGCTGGTGGAAGAGAACCAGATGCTGAACGGGGATGGCACCGGCGATAACCTGCAGGGGCTGAACGTGGTGGCGAACGACTACGAAACCGCACTAAACGCGACCGGGGATACCGGTGCTGATGTTCTGGCGCATGCCATCTATCAGGTGTCACTGAGTGAGTTCGAAGCCGACGGCATCGTACTTAACCCGGCGGACTGGCACCGCATCGCGCTGCTGAAAGACGCTAACGGCAATTACATTCTTGGCGGCCCGCAGGCGTTTGCCTCGAAAGTGCTCTGGGGGCTGCCGGTGGTGTCGACCACGGCGCAGACGGCGGGCAAATTCACCGTTGGCGCGTTTGGCCTGGCGTCTCAGGTGTGGGACCGCATGGATGCCACCATCGAGATCAGCAATCAGGATCGCGATAACTTCGTTAAAAACATGCTGACCATCCTGTGCGAAGAGCGCCTGGCGCTGGCGCACTACCGTCCCGCAGCCATCGTCACCGGTGACATTGCGGTTTCCTCCGGTCAATAACAGCAGGGCGCGGTCAGCAATGGCCGCGTTTAACGCATGAAAATTAAAGCTCTCCGTATGTTCTCGCATTATCACCTTGGAACGGTATCCCAGGGCGAAACCCGCGTGGTTAAGAAAGAAATCGGCGAAGCACTGGTGAAACTGCATCTGGCAGAAGAAGTCGGGCCGGAAAAAACCGAACCGGCAAAAGCTGAAGCTGCTCCGGCCAGAGCCAAAACAGGGGGCAAAAGTGGAAATAAGCGCGGAACAGATGACGCTGATAAAGACGCACCTGAGGGTTGATGGCAACACTGAAGATGCGCTTATTGCGGCTTATACCGCTGCGGCTGTCGATTATGTCGAAAAGTTTTGCGACGGCGCACTGGTGGAATCTCTGACACCGGCTTCTGATGATGAAGAGCCTCCCCGTGAGGTTCTTTTTACTTCCGGTATCTGGGCGGCAATGCTCCTCCTTATTGGTCACTGGTACGCCAACCGAGAAGCAGCTGCCCCGGGCCTTACGGAAACACCCCTGGGTGTTGAAGCGCTGCTGATACGACACCGGAGGTGGCACTGATGGCCTGCTCAGGTTGCGAACGCCGCCGCGAGTGGCTGAAAAAATGGATGGCTATTGCCTATGAACGAGCAACAGGTAAACGAACTGCTGAAAGCGCTGGAGGCACAGGCGAAAGCGCAGATGGAACAGACCGCCGCGATAAACCGCCTGGCGCAGTCAAATGAAGCCCTGGTCGCCGTGATTTACCAGTCGATGGTCGATGATGAGGGGGACGACGGGGTAATGCCGCAGACCTATCTGAGCGGAAAGCCCCGGGGGTAACCATGCAGGCAGGAAAACTGAACAAGCGGGTGACCCTGCAAAAGCCTGTTAAAACACAGAGCCCCACCACCGGCGCGATCGTCAACGGCTGGGCAGACGTGGCTGAGCTGTGGGCGAATGTCACCGACCTTTCGGCGCGTGACTTTGTGGCGGCGCAGGCCGGGCAGAATGAAGTCACCACGCGCATCACCATTCGCTGGCGCGGTGATGTCACGGATAAACACCGCATCGTACATCGCGGGCGGATCTACGATATCACCGGCGTGCTGGAAGATGACAAAAGCGGTCGGGAGTATCTGACCCTGCCATGCTCACGGGGGGTAAACGATGGCTGACGGTATTGAAGTTCAGATCACCGGTATTGAGTCGCTGAAGCAGAAACTCAACGAGGTGAATTACGACCTGAAGCGAAAGGGCGGGCGCGCCGCGCTGCGCAAGGCCGGTAACGTTATTGTGAACCAGATTAAGGCCAACGCCCTGCGTCTTGACGATCCGCAAACGGCCCGAAGCATCGCGGATAACGCGGCGCTTCGCTGGAACGGCAGGCTATTTAAACAGACCGGTAACCCCGGCTTCAGAATAGGCATCCTGCAGGGCGCGAAGCTTAAAAAGAATCCCAGCCTTGCCGCCGATGCACCCACGCCGCACTGGCGTCTGCTGGAGTTTGGTACCGAAAAAATGTCGCCAAAGCCCCTGGTACGTGCGGCGGCAACATCACGCATGCAGGAGGTGATCGCCACGTTCACCACCGAATATGAAAAAAGCATCGACCGGGCGCTGCGGCGTGCGCGGCGAAACGGAGGCGGATCGTGATTGCACCTCTGTTTTCCGTCTGCGCATCCAGTCCGGCGGTACGGGCGCTGATTGGCGATTCGCCGGTGCGGCTTTACCCTTTCGGACAGCAGGACGATAACGTTATCTACCCCTATGTTGTCTGGCAGAACGTGGGCGGCGCACCGGAGAACTATCTCGGCCAGCGCCCGGATGCGGATACCTTGGCACTACAGGTGGATGCCTGGGCAGATACCCCGGATGAAGTGATTGCCGTGGCCACCGCGCTGCGGGATGCCATTGAACCGCACGCGCATATCACGCGCTGGGGCGGACAGGAAAGAGACCCCGAAACCAGGCGCTACCGCTACTCCTTCGATGTCGACTGGATAGTGAAGCGATAACCCAATAACACCGGCCCTGTGCCGGTTTTTTTATGCACGGAGAAACCCATGTCTGTACTGACGCAAGGCACTCAGTTTTTTGTGCTCGCCCAGGGCGCGGTAAGTGAAATCGAATGTATCACCAGTTTTTCACCGGGCGGAAACCCGGCGGATCAGATTGAAGACACCTGTCTTTCCGAGCGGAACAGCCGCACCTATAAGGTCGGCCTGCGTACGCCAGGACAGGCCACGGTGGGTCTGAATGCTGACCCGGAAAACGCCAGCCACATCATGCTGCACAACCTGGCAAACTCTGACGACCATGAAGAGCTGACGTTTGCCGTGGGCTGGTCTGACGGTACTGCATCACCGACGGCAGCCGCACAGGGCGCAGCGGGCGCAGTGGATGGACTGACGCTGCCGGACAGCCGCACCTGGTTTGTTTTCCGTGGCTATGTCTCTGACTTCCCCTTCGACTTCTCCGCCAACACGGTGGTGACCACTTCCGCCACCATCCAGCGTTCCGGCGCGTCGGTCTGGGTACCTAAAGCGAGCGATTAATGAAACTGACACTCGATTCACTGAAAGAGGCCGGGGCCTTCACCGGCCGCCCGGTTGAAAAAGAAATCACCTGGCAGCAGGGCGAGGAGGAATTCAGCGCCACTGTCTATATCCGCCCGTTGGGCTACCACTCGGCCATGACGGACGTGATGGCGGCAAACGGGCGCGTGGATGGTGTGGCAGGGCGGATCGCCGCATCCGTCTGCGATGAGAACGGCAAGCCGGTATTCACGCCAGCGGATATTACCGGTGAGGCGGACCCGGAGCGCGGCGCGCTGGATGGCGCGCTGACCATTGCCCTGCTGGTGGCTATCCAGGAGGTTAACGATCTGGGAAAGATGAACTCAGCGCCGACGATGAATTCTGGTGCGAGCTCGTCCTCAACGGTATCGGCGGGCAAACCATCGCGCAGGCTCAGGAAGTCCTGAGTTTCCGGGAATTCCAGATCTGGGTGAAATACCGTGAGCGTTACGGGAGCCTTAACCCGATGCTGCGTACGGAATGGGCCGCCGGGCTGGTCTCCAGCACCATCGCCAACGTGAACCGCGGCAAAGACACGCCGCCTTTCAGCGTCACGGATTTCACCCTGCACTTTACGAAAACACCGACCACCACTGGCCCCGTTACGCTTGATGAGGCCATGCGGACCTGGTCTTAAACACTCACGGAGACGGTATGGCAGCCAGATCGCTTGGAGCCCTGACCATTGACCTGATTGCCAATATCGGTGGCTTTGCTGCGGGACTTAACCGCGCGGAGCGTCAGTCTGAAAGCTGGCGCCGCCGTGTTCAGCAGGATGTCAGGCTTGCCGGTGCCGCGCTCGGGTCAATGGCCACCATTGCCGCAGCGGCTGCGGTATCTGCAGGCGTGGCGGGTATCAACCTGTTAAAAACCACCTCAAAGCAGATCGCCGAAACCGATCGGCTCGCAAAATCCCTGCGCATGTCCACCCAGGACCTGCTGGCCTGGCAGTTCGCCTCGCAGAAAGCGGGCGTGTCAGGCGAGCAGATGGCGGATATTTTCAAGGATATCGGCGACAAGATTGGTGATGCGGTACTTAACCAGTCAGGCGAAGCCGTTGATGCGCTGAACGCGCTGGGTCTGTCTGCGAAGAAGCTTTCCACGGAAACGCCTGATAAACAGTTACTGGCGATCGCCGGTGCGCTGGAAAAAGTGGGCACCAACGCTGAGAAGATCACCATCCTCGAAAGCCTGGGCAATGACCTGTCAAAACTCCTGCCGCTTTTCGATAACAACAGCCAGAAGCTTCAGCAGTTTCTCAGGCTGTCGCGGGAATACGGCGTCGCGCCGGATCCGCAGTCCATTGATGACCTGGTCAAAGTAAACTCCCTTTTCGAGGACATGGAGACGCAGGCGCAGGGACTGAAGCTCGAAATTGCCACGGGTCTGGCGCGTGTGGACCTTTCCCCGCTACAGGCCGGGCTGGGAGATCTGCGGACAGTATTCACCGATCCCAAAGTGCTTCAGGGTCTGGCGGAAATGGTCGGTGGTATTGCCTCTCTTGTTGGATGGCTGGGCAAGGCGGCGTCAGCGCTGGGCAACCTTATAGATAATTACCAGGGCGGGCAAAAGCTCTCCGCTAATGCCTCGCTGTTTGAAGTTGAGCGGCGGATCAGGAACCTTGAGGCTGACCTTAACGACAAAGGCTTCCTGGCGGGCGTAAACCGTATCGGTATGGATACGGAAGGGAAGCAGAAAGAGCTGAATGAATTGCTGGCGCAGCGTACGCGCCTGAAGTCCATTGCCGGAGCGGCACCTGTCATTTCTTCAACAACATTGCCTGTTACCGGAACGGGTGACTACTCACTTGCACCGGGCGAGTCCAACGGCAAGGTGACGCCTGATGCCAGCGCCAAAAAGCTGGAAAGCGCATTCAAATCCATGGAACTGGGTTATTTGCGCCAGATTGCGCTGATCGACACCACCGGCAAAAAAACGGCGGAGGTGACCGAGCAGCAGAAACTTCAGTTCGATATGGCGGAGGGAAAGCTCACCGGGATCAACGACGCGCAAAAAGTCAGGCTTCAGCAACTGGCGCAGGAAGTGGACCGCCTGAACCAGCTGAAAAAAGCCAATGAGGAAAACGCGAAGGTGGCGGCATTCGTCGCTGGCCTGCAGGCGCAGAACGATAATGCCCGCGCGGATCTGAGCGTGGATATGCAGGGGGCCGGACTCGGCAACAGGCAGCGTGAGCGGCTCCGGGAGCGTCTGGGTATTGAGCGCGACTATCTCGACCAACAGCGGGAGCTGCAAAAGCAGTATCAGGCCGGTGATATCAGCCAGACGGTTTATGACAGGGAAACTCAGGCTCTGAAGGATGCGCAGGCTGAAAGGCTGGAGATCCAGGAGAGTTACTACAAACAAATTGATGCGCTGCAGGCTGACTGGGTAACCGGCGCGCGGGACGGGCTTGCCGACTGGGTTGATGACTCCACGAACTATGCAACGCTGGCCGCCGACGCCATGCAGAGCGCGCTCTCCGGAATCAGCAGTAACATTGTCGATATGCTCAACGGCAATAAAGCGAGCTGGAAAGACTGGGGAATCAGCGTCCTGAAAATCATCGAGCAGGTGATGGTGAACATGATGATCGCCAACGCGGCCAGTTCCATCGGTTCACTGTTTGGCGGCGCTGCATCCTCTGCCAGCTCCGGTACCGCACTTCAGTCCTATGGTTCAACCCTTCAGTTCAACGCCAGAGGCGGTGTTTACTCTTCCGCCGATCTCAGCCAGTACAGTAATTCCATTGTCAGTTCTCCGACGCTGTTTGCGTTCGCCAAAGGAGCCGGACTGATGGGCGAGGCCGGGCCGGAGGCTATCATGCCGCTGACCCGCGCCGCTGATGGTTCGCTTGGTGTGCGTGCTTTGGGAAATGGAGGTGTTGCCCCGGCGGGGGGCGGAGCGCCACAGGTCACTATCCATATTGATGGCAACGGAAACACGCAAAGCCAGGCGACGGGCGGCTATGAGCAGTTCGGGCGTGAGGTAGGCAGTTATGTGGATCGGCGTTATCGCGAGCTGATTAGCCGGGATATTTCGCCGGGCGGCGCAGTCTGGAATATGGCAAAAGGAGCGCGGTGATGGCTATAGAAACATTCAGCTGGTGCCCTCGCATCAATGCTGAACAGGAGGTGAATTTTCGCCGCCGGACCGCGCAGTTTGGTGATGGTTACCAGCAGGTGTCCGGTGACGGGATTAACCCCCGATCGCAAAAGTGGACTCTGCAGTTTACCGGAACCGAAGCGTACATCGCGACGATTAAGGCCTTTCTCGATCGGCACCAGGGTGTGAAGTCATTTCAGTGGCGTCCGCCGCTTGAGCCGCTGGGACTTTACCGCTGCGATACCTACACACCGACACCGCTTGGCGCCGGGTTGTTTAATCTTTCCGCAACCTTTGAGCAGGCTTATAAACCATGAGCTTAAACAGCGATTACCAGAAACTTGAGCCGGGCAATGCAGTCCGGCTTTTTTCTGTCGACGGCACGGCGTTCGGTACCGGCGAAGTGCTGCGTTTCCACAGCAACAACGTTCCGCATACAGAAGCGGAGATCGTGGCTGCTGGCGGCGATGAATCAAAGCTGGCGGCCAAAAGTATCTGGTGGCAGGGGCAGGAATATAAAGCCTGGCCGTGCCAGATTGAAGGGATCGAAGCCTCAACCAGCGGCAGCAGCGCACAGCCGAAATTATCGGTCGCTAATCTGGATGGCTCGATCACCGCACTGTGCCTGGCGTATGACGACCTGTTGCAGGCCAAAGTGACGATTCACGACACGCTGGCGCAGTACCTTGATGCGCGGAACTTTCCGGGCGGAAACCCGACCGCAGATGCCACGCAGGAAAAACTGCAGGTCTGGTATATCGATGCGAAAACTTCTGAGACCAGTGAGGTGGTGCAGTTCGCCTTATCCAGCCCGATGGATTTGCAGGGGCTGATGATCCCGACGCGCCAGCTTCATTCTCTGTGTACCTGGTGTATTCGCAATAAGTACCGCACCGGTGATGGCTGTGATTACGCCGGGACACGCTATTTCGATAAAAACAACAACCCGGTTGATGACCCGTCCCGCGATGAATGCAACGGCACACTGACCGCCTGCAAGCTGCGGTTCGGTGAAGGTAACGAGCTGCCTTTCGGCGGCTTCCCGGGCACTTCTTTGATCCGGAGCTGACATGCGCAAGAAGACCATTGAGGCCATCATGGCCCACGCTGAATCAGAATACCCGCGGGAGTGCTGCGGGGTGGTGGCGCAGAAAAGCAGGGTGGAAAAATATTTCCCCTGTCGTAATCTCGCTACCGAACCGACAGAACATTTTCACCTCTCGCCGGAGGATTACGCCACAGCGGAAGACTGGGGCGCGGTCACCGCCATCGTGCACAGCCATCCTGACGCCACCACGCAGCCGAGTGAACTGGATAAGGCGCAGTGTGATGTGACGGCGCTGCCCTGGCATATCGTCAGCTGGCCGGAAGGTGATTTACGGACCATCATGCCGCGAGGTGAAATTCCACTGCTGGAGCGTCCATTTGTGCTTGGCGTTTACGACTGCTGGGGGCTGGTGATGAGTTACTACCGCCAGACGTTCGGCACCGAGCTGGCTGATTACCGCGTCGATTACCCCTGGTGGGAGGACCAGTACCCGGATAACTTTTACCGGGATAACTGGTACGAATGCGGATTCCGGGAGTTTACCGGCGCGCCGCAGCCGGGTGACGTGGTGATTATGCAGGTTCAGTCGAATAAGTGGAATCACGCCGGAGTATTGCTGGAAGGGAACATGCTGCTTCACCATCTGTACGGACACCTCAGCCAGCGGGTGCCGTACGGTGGTTACTGGATGGAACGTACAATGAAGATTTTACGCTATAAGTCTCTGTGCTAATCTTTTCCCAAACCTAAAGGGGAAGGGATATGAAAAAAATTCTTTGTGCAGTGGCGCTGTTTAGCTTATCTGGCTGTGCTACTGAAGCCGTTCTTCCTAGCCAAGCCAAGCAAGCCCCATCTGAAAGATTATTGAAATATCAAAACAAGACTCCTGACACTGATTCAACGCTTATTGTTGTTCGCGACAAGGGATATTTGGGTAGTGGTTGCTATACCGGCGTGTATCTTAATAACGAAAAAGCGGCCATTCTTAATCCAGGAGAGAAAGCCAAATTCAATTTAAAATCAGGGGAATGGAGTGTTGCAATAAAGGGTGAAGGGAAGCTATGTATTTCTGATGCAATACCTGCCGGGAATTATGTGCAACTAAAAGCAGGGGAAACCAAGGCTGTGCGGCTTTTCGCTGATCCGAGCGGGAATGTAGACGTAAAGCCTTTGCCATTAGGGTGAGTTAAACATTAAACATTAAACATTAAACCCACCATTGGTGGGTTTTTTGTTTTTGGAGGACTAATGCAAGAGGTTATGGCTGAAATAGAATTGAGCGGCATTCTCGGTAAGACTTTTGGAAAAACGCATCATCGGCTTATTAGTATTATCCATGAGGCCCCACGCGCACTGGCCGCGACGATCAAGGGATTTGAACAATTTATGATTTCAAGTCAGCGTCGTGGTTTGACCTATGCTTTGTTCCTTGGGAAAAAGAACATTGGTGTAGACGATCTCGGCTTTCCGGTAACAAAAGAAATAATTCGTATCGTCCCAATTATTATTGGAAGCAAGAAAGCTGGAATCCTGCAAACAATCCTTGGCGCAGTCTTAGTAGTTGTTGGCGCTGTGGTTACAGGAATGTCTTATGGATGGGCTACTCCGGTAGGTGGGGCTATGGTTAGTGCCGGTATTGGCTTAATGGCTGGAGGCGTTATTCAGATGCTGTCTCCCCAGCCAACGGGACTTGCCAGTAAACAGGATACCGATAACCGGGCATCTTATGCGTTCGGCGGCGTGACCAATACAGCCGCGCAGGGTTATCCCGTTCCGATTGGATATGGTAAACGCCGAATTGGCGGCGCGATTATTTCCGCCGGGATTTACGTCGAAGATCAGCAATAACCCTCCTGATTATTTCCTCACAGTCACCGCCGCCTGGCGGTTTTTTTATGGGCGCAACATGGCAGAACTTATCAAAGGGCGCAAAGGCGGCGGCTCCAAACAGCGCACGCCGACGGAACAACCGGACGATCTCCAGTCGGTGGCAAAAGCGAAAATCCTGCTTGCTTTGGGCGAGGGGGAGTTTGCTGGTGGGCTGACAGGACGAAATATTTTTCTGGATGGTACCCCAATTGAAAACCCGGACGGCTCCCGGAACTTTTCCGGCGTCGCCTGGGATTTCCGTCCCGGTACCCAGGCTCAGCCCTATATTCAGGGCATGCCCGGATCAGAAAACGAAATCAGTGTAGGCACAGAGGTATCCAGTGCCACAGCCTGGACGCGCACGTTTACCAACACGCAGTTGTCTGCCGTTCGCCTGCGCATCAAATGGCCGTCACTTTACCAGCAGCTGGATAACGGGGATCTGGTGGGCAATTCGGTTGCCTATGCAGTTGACCTGCAGACTAATGGTGGAGCGTGGCAGACTGTTATCAGTACGGCGGTAACCGGGAAAACCACCACAGGCTACGAGCGCAGTCACCGTATTGACCTGCCGCGTGGCGCCAGCACCTGGACTTTACGGCTTCGCAAACTGACGCCGGATGCCAACAGCGCAAAAACTGGCGACACCATGACGCTGCAGAGCTATACGGAAGTCATTGACGCCAAGCTGCGTTATCCGAACACCGCGCTGCTGTACATCGAATTCGACTCCAGTCAGTTCAACGGCAGCATACCGCAGATTTCCTGTGAACCGGCGATGCGCGTGATCCGTGTGCCCGATAATTATGATCCGCTGACACGCGCCTATAACGGCACCTGGACGGGCGGGTTTAAATGGGCCTGGACAGATAACCCGGCGTGGATTTTTTACGATATCGTGGTCGCCGACCGCTTTGGCCTGGGCCACCGGCTGACGGCGGCCAATATCGATAAATGGACGCTGTATCAGGTGGCGCAGTACTGCGATCAGCTGGTACCGGACGGAAAGGGCGGAAATGGCCTGGAGCCACGTTATACCTGTAACGTTTATGTTCAGGACCGTAACGAGGCTTATACCGTGCTGCGGGACTTTGCGGCTATCTTCCGGGGCATGACCTACTGGGGAGGTAATCAAATAGTGGCGCTGGCAGACATGCCACGCGATATTGATTACAGCTACACCCGCGCCAACGTCGTAAACGGTGAATTCGTTTACTCGAGCAGCACGACCAAAACCCGTTACACCACGGCGCTGGTCTCGTATTCCGATCCGGCTAACGGTTACGCCGACGCCATGGAGCCGGTGTTTGAACAGCCACTGGTCGCACGCTACGGATTTAACCAGCTTGAGATGACCGCGATTGGCTGCACCCGGCAGAGTGAAGCAAACCGCAAGGGGCGCTGGGGGATCCTGACCAACAACAAAGACCGCATCGTCACCTTTTCGGTGGGCCTGGACGGTAACATCCCGCAGCCGGGCTATATCATCGCTGTCGCTGATGAAATGCTGTCCGGTAAAGTCACTGGCGGCCGCATCAGCTCGGTTAACGGGCGCGTGATCAACCTCGACCGTGTGCCGGATGCCAGACCGGGCGATCGCCTTATTCTCAATCTGCCGTCCGGCGCGTCACAGGCCCGGACAATCCAGGCGATTAACGGTCAGGCCGTCACGGTCAGTATCGCTTACGGTGAAATACCGCAGGCGGAAAGCGTCTGGGTGGTAGAGTCTGATGAGCTGTATGCCCAGCAGTACCGGGTGGTGAGTGTCAGCGACAACAACGACGGCACATTTACCATCTCAGGCGCGTTTCACGATCCGGATAAGTATGCCCGCATCGATACCGGCGCCATCATTGACCAGCGTCCGGTAAGCGTGATCCCGCCGGGCAGCCAGTTTGCGCCGGAAAACATCACCATAGGCTCTTACTCCGTGGTGAATCAGGGCATCAGCATTGAAACGATGCGCGCCAGCTGGAACCCCGCTCCGAACGCGATCGCGTATGAAGCGCAGTGGCGCCGCAACGACGGGAACTGGGTGAACGTGCCGCGCAGTTCGACCACGTCGTTTGAAGTGCCGGGCATCTATGCAGGGCGCTACCTGGTGCGCGTGCGCGCCATCAACGCGGCGGAGATATCCAGCGGCTGGGGATATTCTCAGGAGAAAGCGCTGACGGGTAAAGTCGGTAACCCGCCGAAGCCGATTAATTTCGCGGCCACCGGCATAAACTGGGGCATTCGCCTCACCTGGGCTTTCCCACCCAACACGGAAGACACGCTGAAAACGGAAATTCAGTACACGCCACGTGATGACCATGCCGATCCGCTTTTGCTGTCGGATGTGCCATATCCACAAATGGATTACACCCAGCTTGGTTTACGGGCGGGCCAGATTTTCTGGTACCGCGCTCAGCTGGTCGACAAAACGGGTAATGAATCAGGCTGGACCGACTGGATCAGGGGCATGGCTAACGACCAGGCTGCCGATTACCTGGAGGATATAGCCAAAGACCTGCTGACGTCAGAGGACGGGAAGCGCCTGACAGAGCAGATTGATTTCACCCTGGCAGGACAGATGCAGGTCACACTGGCGCAGGTGGAAGGTGCGCAAATCCAGTATGAACAGGTGGGGCTGGCGCGTGCGGAAATCGCGCAGGTAAAAATCACGCAGGTCGATGCGGAAAAAGCATTCGCCCAGTTCCAGGAGCTTGTGGCCGTTCAGTTTGGCGACGCTGCTGCGGAAATCAGTGAGGTTAAAACCGCACAGGCAACAGCGGATGAGGCGTTCGCTGAATACCGGCTGTCAGTGGCGGCCGACTTTAACGGCGTACACAGCAGCATTACCACCATTCAGGAAGCGCAGGCCAGCGCAGAACAGGCCTTTGCCCAGTATCAGCAACAGGTCGCGACGAAATTTGGCGATCAACAGGCCGCCATCAACCAAAAAATGACTGCCTATGCGGACGCAACCACCGCCAATGCAATTTACACCCTGAAAACGGGTGTGAAATACAACGGCAACTACTACGACGCCGGGCTGTCTGTGGCGGTCATCGCTGACGGTTCAGCGGTAAAAACCCGCGTGGCGATTAATGCCGATCAGTTCGTGATGTTGTCGGGGCAGGGCGGTGTCATGTATTCGCCTTTTGCCATCGTTAGCGGTCAGGTGTTTCTGAGCTCCGGATTCATCCAGGACGGAACGATCACGAATGCCAAAATTGGTCAGTACATCCAGTCAAACACATGGGATGGTACCGGCAATGTGGGCTGGCACATTAACAAAAGCGGGTTTGCGTGGTTCGCCGGCGTAACCGTCAGGGGAACCGTGTATGCCGAATCAGGCTCCTTCAGGGGCTCGGTTTATGCGACTGATGGTGAGTTCAGAGGCACTGTGTACGCCAGCGGTGGCAAATTTACAGGGACTGTGGAAGCGTCCAGCTTTATCGGCGACGTGGCCAACGGCATGGTATTTGATGATGCGCCGAACGGTTATGTTCGGTCCTTCCAGTATGTGGACAGCGCAACATTCAACCTCGCAAAACAGGTGGTTGTAATGATGAACGTCAGGGTTCAGGGAGCCAACAGCGGCTCTGTCGGGGCGATTGCCACCATAACGATAAATGGTGTCTCAAGGTCGTTTAACTTTAACACCCCCGGTTCCGGGGTATTTTCGGCAACGGTCATGCACAGCGTTCGCACCTCCGAACGGTTAATCAACGTGTCATGCGTTGTGAACGCAGATCAGCAACTGCCGGGCGCGGGTGCGTCGATATCCTCACCAACCATGTTAATACTGCGCGGCTCCGGCTCATTCGCGCAAATTACGTAAACCAGCCCGCTCCGGCGGGTTTTTTATTGCCTGTAATCAGGAGACATTATGTCCGCAGGAACAATTAAACTGACCAACAATTCCACAGCGGTTGTTGGTACCGGTACGTTATTCACCACGGATTTAAAACCGGGCGATTTTATCACCGCGACCATCGGCGGCGTGCTGTACACCCTGCCGGTTGATACCGTCACAAGCAACACGGCCGCCACGCTGGTCAGCCCGTTCACCGGCCCGACAACCACCGGCGCGGCGTGGGCAGCAGTACCACGTAAAACAATGAACCAGGTTCCTGCCGAACTGGTCGCACAGTCGACCGAGGCGCTGCGCGGACTGCTGGCTGAAAAGGGCGTCTGGACAAATTTTTACACGGCACCGGGCGACATCTCTGTCCAGCTGAGTCAGGCAATGCCGGCAGTCACCGGACCGGGCTGGCAGAAAATGGCCGGACTGGTCGGTTCATCACAGCAGGTCCGTGGCGCGCTGCCAGCAGCAGCTAATCTGAACAGCTATGGACCGACAGCGACGCTTGCCGGGATAT